CTGCATTAAATAGTTGACGGATTCTTGGCCTTTATTGTTGGTGTAGTCCCAGTGGGCGGTAAGTCGTCCGCTGCCGCTGATCAGGCTGCTGTACTGCTGACGGTATTCATCGCCAAGCACTGAAATGTCAACGACTTCGCGGTTGGTGTTTAGCTCGTAGTCGGTGACTTCACCAACAATGCGGCTGTCACGATCTCGAACAATGACGGAAATCGGGATGTCACGGGCGATTGCGGACAACGTGATAACACCTGTCACCCCGCCATCAAGGCTGTTGGCAAAGGTGTCGTAAAGCTTGATTCCGCCTAGCTCGTCAATAAAGACGTACCAGTTGCCGCTGGGATGCACGGTGCTGTCCGCCCAGCCAGAAGCATCAACAAAATCAAGGTCGGTGCCATCGGTTGTTGAGATTTCCAGCAGGTCACCCGTGATCAAAGTGCCTTCGTCAAAGTCAAAACTAAAGCGGTTACGCCCGGCGTTTACATCGCTGGGATTAACGATGGATTGTTTAGATCCTTCGCTTGATTTACGGGTCAGCTCGATCTGACCAATTTGGCCAAGGTAGATACCCATCAGATCGTCACCGTGGTCAGTGCTCCAGTGCCTTGGAACGAGATATCGGCGCGGCTGACTTCACCGACGCTGGCACCAAAGCTGACGCTAGTGATATACGCAGTTAGCTGGACATCGTGGTTGGTGTTGCCTTCCACCAGTCGCAGGGTCATGGTCACGGTGTCGCTGTCCGTCACCCCAGCAACTTTCAAAACCTTCTTCAGTGCGGTCGCGGCGTCGTTGCGGTCGGTGCCGTCGTTGTAATACAGAAGACTGGCGCTGCCGTTAAATTCCTGCACACCAGGGATGTAGGTGCGCTGGCTGTCGCCAAGTGTGGTGGTCTCTAGGACTTCAAGCGAACCAGTCAGAGTCCAGTTGCTGACCTTGATCTGCTCCGTGCCGTCGATCAGCAGGCGTCCGTCTTTGCCGGTGTAAACCTTAGCCATTAGAGAACACCTACCAATTTCACTGTAACGCTACTAATGCCGGGACGCACTGATGTAATCGCTGGCGGCGAGTCATAACGCCACTTATTGCCGGTTGCAGCATCAATAGCCGAAGTGTTACCGCTCCAACCAGTGCGGAAAGCTGCGGGTAGATCAAATGTCTCAAATCCGCCCTTCACTGAGTCGTAATGGGTAATGAAGTCGTCGGCGTAAGTGTCGGCAATGTTGTCGTAGCTCAAATCCAGCGTCATGCCGGTGCGCTTATCGCCGTACAGGATTCGAGTCTCCGAGCCGTTTTGAGACTTAAACGTTTTGTAGGAGTAATCGCCAGCGTTGAAATTACGGGAGCTGGGTGTCAGGGATGGGTAGCTCATTCGAGTGTTGGCCCCTCAACGATCTCAAAGTTGCCGTCCACGTCCAGTACGTCGCGGGCGATCAGGCTCTGTCCACTTGAGTTTACTGGGTGATTGCTTGCCTTAATCGTCACGATGCCGTCAGTGTTCACGTCGAGCGCTTCGATTTGGTACACCTGTGAACTCACGTTTGAGCCGATGACAGAGAACACCGAATCCCTCAGATCCTGTGCCACGCCGCCACTGATTTCCAGCACACCGGAAAAGACTTCGGTTTGGGTGCGGTCCCAGTAATAGACGTTGTAGCTGCCGTCAGCCAGGTCGGTCACAGAGATGACCGTGCCATCTTCCTTGACGATGCCGTTGTTGGTTGGACTGTACGGGCTGACCTCGGTGGCAACGCGGATGTAATCACCAGGGGCAAGTGACAAACCCCAGGGCAGTGTCTGGAATGTGACGCTGTGAGTGACGTGCTTACGGACGGCGAGGAAGTAGCGAGCAGCTAAAAGGGCGTGAATGTCACCAGTGATGTGGGACAGCTCGAAGTTTTCAAGTGGCAGATCTGCAGCGCCAGCTTCGTCGTAACGGACCAAAACGCTCTGCTGCTCGGGCATTTTGTTGGTGCCTGCCCACTTGTAAAGCACTGCGGCTTGGAACAGCTTGCGATCCTCAAGGTCAATCCACTCAAGCTTGAGCGAATCTTCAATGATGTTGCCGTCGGTGAACATGCCCCGGATTTGCAGGGCTTGATCTGGCGCGATCTTGTAGTTGCTGTCGTAAGGCAGGGCAGGCTCGATTGCCAACTTGCCGTTTTTCAGCGTCATGAAGCAGAGGACGCTTGGGGCAATCTCAGCTAGCCAGCCACGGATATTGATCGACTCTGCAATGGCGTCGTCATAGAACAGGTTGTTTGCGCGAAGGAAACGCCCGGTTTCGGTCAGCGTGGTGCGGTCAACCAAGCCGCTGTTGACGATGCTGCCTGCTCCAGTGTCGGTGTCAGTTGCTAAGTACCAGAGCAGATCAGTCAGCAGGTTGCTAGAGCCGGTATCGCCATCAATCAGGCGTTCCACTTCAATGCCGCTTTGGATGTAGCAGCGCAGTTGATCAAGCTGCTGGAAGTTGTCACTGGAGCGAAGTTTCAAGCCAGCAACTGCACAGTTTTGGTATTCCGGGACGTTGTCCTCAGCCAAGCATTCATTGACGTACACAACCTCGTGCTCGGGGCCGCCATCGCAGCTGCGGCTGATTAGTTCGCCGTAGTGGGAAACTTCGGCAATACCGCTGTACTGCTGGAACAGGCGAGTCGCTGATTGAGGCTCGTCGTACTCTTCGTAATACTGCCCGTTAGTAACGGTGTAGCTAAAGGCAAATTGAACGCCGTTTGCATTGCGGGCGTGCTTGGTGAATACATCACCTGTGGTCCAAGGGCCAGTAAAACCTGTTACCCCGGTTGTAACTATGCGCCACCACTTGTTACGCGGTGTACCTGGCTGTTCTCGTTGGTATGACTCCAGTTCGACGGACATCGTGATGGTCCGCACTGAAGCGTCGCGGGTGTAGTCCCAGCCGGTCAGTGTGCGGCGTGAACCATTTGGCAGGTTGTCAAAGTAAGGATCAATGCCCAAAGCAATCGAAAAGATGTTGCTAAGAGTGTTGAAATTAATGGCGTCACCAACGTTGTAACCAATGCCAGGTTCGGTACAGGTAATGCTGCCCGGAGTGACACTGATTGTGCTTGCGTCGGTAACCCAGCGCCCATAAACAACATCATCAACAAGCTCTGGCACAACTGCCATTTGCCTGTGCGTGAAGTAATCACGCGGCTGAACAAAATGACCACGGCCACCCACCGTGAACGTGCCCATGTAGGTGTTAAAGGTCCAGTCTTGGTAACCAGTGCGAGCACCATCTAGAACAAAAATTTGCTCAGTACCACCGCTTTGTTGCGTAAATACTGCGCTGTTAAATGGACGCAGGCGGAACTCAAGCTGCGAACGTCCAGGATGCGTTACGCGAATAAACGAATAGATGTCAACAGGGGAGTCACCAATTACGCCAAACAAATACGGACCAATGTTGGTCCAGCCTTCGTTGCGGTTGTAGTCACGAACGGCGTCAGAGTTTGTGGGTCGAACGTCAAGCGCAAATGTTGACAGCCGCTGCACATACTGCGTGGCCTTGCCTGAACGCAGGCTGTTGTTTCCACGGTTTTGCTGCGCCATGTAAAAAGGCGAAAGCAGCGTGTTGAAGTTAGTGATGTTGTTTAGACGTGCCCATACTTGGGACTTGATGCCGATTTCGGTTACGTCGCAGCGGCGGTTGTTCTGGAAACTGCCCAGCTCAAAGCGAAGGATTGGGTAGAAAGCTTCATCAATATCTGAATACGGCAGCCAGTTGGAAACGGTGACTGCCTCTTCTGAGACCAAACCGATTTTGCGCTGGTTATTGCTCCAAGCTTCAATACATTTCAGGCGAATACGGAAGCCGGCGGTGGTGTCGTTTGAATCTGCCGGATCAAAGGTTTTGTTGGGACGATCAATGACGATCCAGCTGGACCGACCAATCATGAAGGTTGCCCCAAGTGCCATCAGGGCATCGGCACGTTGAGCATCTGCATCAACCGTTGAACGTACATCTTCGAGCTTTACGACACCCTCTCCTGCATCTCCAAACGGTTCAATATCTTGGCGGCCCTTGCCAATCAATACGACAATTTCATCACCCTTATTGACTTCAACTTCAGTGGTCAGGTTTGACCAGGATTCAGTTTCATAAGGCTCAACAGTTCTAACGACAGTTGGACCATACGTCACCGCGCCTGTGGAGCCATTCTTGTGCTCAATGACGCCAATCCGGCGTGCATAGTTGACGCCAGTGCCAGGCATACCGGCATTTTCCGTGATGCCATTGCGTTGATAATCACCGCCCCATTGATGGTTGCGACGCAAATACGGATCAACATATTTGAACTGTTGATTTAGGGCGCGAATTTTACGTTCATAATCCCAGTCCTTAAGTACAGAAATAACCTCCCAGTCAGGGCGAACTGGTGTTCCATTGGCAATACCGGAGTAAACGCCAAAGCGGACTTGGTTGGATGGTGTAAATGCACCGCTAAACGCAGGTTGAT